CACGCGGCGCTCACCGCCAGCCGCAATTGTGAGGATGTTCCCCCGCCCAGAGGTTGCACGGGGGCGCCCCTGCTGAGCGTTAGCGGGCCAGGCCAGCATGCGGCAGGTCACGCCCAGGGTGAAGCGCGGGCCGGCCCAGGCGTGCGAGCGCTCCAGCAGGTAGTCGCCATTCATCGCATATTGGTTGTAGCTGCTGACCAGGGGGTAGCTCTTGTCCCCGGCCACGCTCATCCAGGCGCCTGAGTAGCCGAAGCTCTCGAGCGACCAGCCGTTCAGGTAACTCTCATCGCGCGTCACGCCGCGCGCCTGGTCAAAACCGTCGAAGAACATCAAGCAGCTCCTTGCAGCAGCGTCAGGCGCAGCACGAGGCCCCAGGCCTTGAAATTCTCCGGTGCGGTCGCCCCCATATCCACGGTCAGGCGATCACCAGGTGCAAACACCACGGTGCTCGGGATGTTGAAGACCCCCTTGAAGTCGGTGGTGCTGAACACCAGTGCGCCCACCTTGTTGCCGTTGCGGCGAATGTTCAGGGTCGTCGCGGCCGGCGGCGCATCGGTGGCAACGGCCATCGAGCCCACGCCCTGGGCGGGGAGCTGCATCGCCTGGAGGATAGGCAGGACCAGTAGCACCTCGAAGGGCTCCGCGGCATAGCCCACCGATACGCTGATGTCGTAGCGCGTCCCTTGCGCGGGGTCCACGTTGCCGCTGACCGGCTCCCCTTGCCATTGATCGCCGTCCCACCAGAAGAACGCCCCCAGGTTGACCACGCGCACGCGCAGGCCCCGGAAGAGCGGCAGGAACATCCAGCCGTTCTCTGTGTAGGTGGCGAGCGTGTTGTCATTCCCATCCCATAGGCCCGTCGCACCAACAGGGATGATGAACTGCGAGCCCACCTCCACGCTGTCGGGCGGTACGGTGAGGGTCATGGACTCGGCCACCGGGTGCAGCAGCGCGTCGGCCATCGCCATGTTGAAGGACATGGGATCACCCCACCAGTCCTCACCACGGAGCCACCCGTGGCCCATCTTCAGTCGCGCAGTGTCTTTTCTCGGCATATCAACTCACTCCTTCGTCATCGCCCGGCCTGCGAGCGTCCCAATGCTTGTCCCAATTCAAGTCCCAGTGCCCCGCGAATTGCGGATCGGTCGGCCCAGGGTCCGGCGCAGGCGGGTCGATCGGGTCAATCGGCGGCCAGGTCGGTGGAGGCTTGATCGGCGGTGGTGTCCCCCCGCCGTTGTCCGGCGGCTTCCCGCCACCCTCGGGGTCCGGCACAGCCTCGTTGTCTTCGCCCGCGTTGCCGTTACCGCCGCCGCCGGTTTGGCCGCCGCCATCGCCACCAGTCTGACCGCCGCCGCCACCGCCAGTGCCGTAGGGCACGTTCAGCGCAACCATGGTCTGGTAGCCCTGCCAGGAGTCGAGCCCGTCGCGGTGCGTGTAAATCCAGAGGGGCACGTAGACCTTGCCGCGATTGCTGCCGATGATCGCCGCGGCACGCAGGCCGTCCGAGTTGGCCATCTCTTCGGTGTACTCCCAGGCCGTGCCCGTCACGAAGTCGTTGCGGATCACGATTGGCCGCAAGCTCGTCGAGCCATCGGGCTGTGTCACACGCTGGTAGACCGTGAGGTTGATGCGGTACTGCGTACCGGCTTCAGGCTCGATCTGCGGCGCCATGTGGTCGATCACGGCGTCGCCCTGGGCAATGCGGTTGCGCTCGTGCCAGGTGAACACCATGGCGCGGCCAGGCTCGCTCGTGCCGCCCTCGAACCAGGGGTGGCCGTCCACCAGCATGCGGCCGGGTGGGTAGGGGCGCTCCACGCGGCGGAACATGTTGAGCGTGTCCATCGGGATGTCGGTCAGGTCGAGTGCCGGGCCATACACGTCCGGTACGGCCTTCATGGCGATGACGGTGGCCGTGTCAGGCCACTCGGTGCGGTCGAAGCCACAGCCGGCCTCGAAGAACCAAAGGCGCGTGTTGCTCGCGTGCGTGGTAGGCACCGTGTCGCCGCAGCCGCGTGCCACCTCAACCTCACCCTCGCTCACGCGCACCACTCGCAGCAGTTCAGCGCCGATCATGGCGAGCTGGCCTGGGCGCACGTCGGTCAGTGCCACCCCGTCGTAGAAGGAGGTGTTGCCGATCTTGATAACGGTGTCGAGTGGCATCGCCGCGGCCGTAGTCACCGCCCAGGGGGTGAATTTCGGCGTGTCGCGCAGGCCGTAGATCGGCTGGTAGGTCGTGGTCTTGTCCCCCGTGTAGATCGTGTGCCCATCGGTCAGACGGTCGGAAGGGCGGGCCACCATCGTGACCACATGATTCGCCTCATCGACCAGGCCGCGACGCCGCACGAACAGGAACGGTGCCTCGAACAGGTTGCGCTCCAGCGGCGTGTTGAAAGAGGTGAGCTGGGCCACGCTCTCGTGCAGCGCCATGGCGTAGATGCCATCCACGGGCTGGGTTGCTTCCACGTTGTCGTCGGGGAGCTGCGCGCTCATGATGCCCAGCGAGGCGGCATAGACGCCAGCCGTTGGCAGTGAGGCCTCGACCCCATCGTCCGGGGCCTGCGCGCTCATGACGCCCAGCGACGCGGCCCGCATGAAGGCGCCCTGGTTGCTAATGGTGAAAGGGATGACATAGCCTTGCCACGACTCGAAGCCGTCGCGCACGGCGTAGAACTCTATGTGACCTTCGACGTAGTTGCCCTCGAGCATGGTCTGAAGGCCGAAGTCGTAGATGGCCTGCGACCAGGTGTAGTTCCAGGTGTTCGAGTTCAGGCCCACTTCGGTGCGCAGCAGCTCGTTCGACTGGTTGTAGATGCGCGCCATGTAGGTCACGCCAGGCTCGGGGCCGATGTCGCCCACGTTGTGCTCGACGAGCTGGTCCTGCTGGAGCACGCGGTGGCGATGCGCCCAGGACAGTGCCAGGTAGCCGTTGTCCGCGTCAATGCGCTTGGGCTGGAACCATGGCGTACCGTTGGTCCGCATTTGGCCTGGGGCGTATGGGCGCCAGAAGCGCCAGTTCATTTGCACCGTGTTGGGTGGTGCGTCCTCGATAGGGTACTGGCCGCCACCAGCGGTGAACGGCATGATTTTCGAGCTGGTCACTTCGCCGCCCGCATACTCGATGGCATTGGTGCCTAGATAGCCGTCGTAGAACCAGATGACCTCACGAGCACCGTGCTCTGCCGGAACCGTGTCAGCGCAGCCGCGCGCAACCTTGATGACGCCAGGCCCGATCGCGACGATGCGCACGATCTCTTCGCCGATCATGGCGCCCATGCCCACCTTCAGCGAGTTCGGCTTCGGTTCGTTCAGGCCCGCGATCGAGAATGCCTCGTCCAGATAGCTCACGGCCACCGCGAGATAGGCGATGGGGCAGAACGGGCCGCTGCCCTTTTTGGTGTAGTCGCTATTTGCCATGTCAGTTGTTTGGGATTTCGCTCGCGTCCGGCAGACCCAGTTTGGAGGCGATGTTGTAGCCGTTGCTCACCGCGGTGGGCTTTTCGGCCAGCGTGCCGAGGTAGCCGGCGTCCGGGTTGATGTAGGCGAATTCCGCGGGCGTGAAGGTGCGGTTGAGGGTCGTGTACGGCACCTCGATAACCCTGTGCGCCTTCAGGTCGGGCTTATTGTTCGGCCCGGTCCAGCGCGGGGGCTCTATGCCGGTGAACGATGAAAGCGGGAAGCCGAACACGTCCTGCAGCGCGGTAATCGTGATCTTCCCATCGGTGAGCGTGCCATCTTCAATGCGGCCAACGCGCACAACCACGTTGTCGATGCCCCGCGATAGGTCGCGGATGCGAAGTACGCCTGCCGGTGGAATGCGCCAGGCCCGGCGGTCACAAACCAGGCGGAAGCGGCGAATACCTAATGCATTGGCCTTCAGGTCACGCTGTGCCACGCGAAGGGCCAGTGCGGGGGTCGGGAGTCCCGAGTAGGTCTTTTTGAGCGAGTTGAACGCGCCACCACTGGCCTGCATGCTCGCCAGGTTCTGCACAGATACCGACTTGGTGCTGTTCGTGATGGGGTCGCTGTAATCCACGCGCACCTCGTTGACGCCTGGCCCCAGGGCCGTGACCACGGCCTCGGTGATCTCCAGCAGGCCACTATTCGCGTCAAACAAGGGGAGCTGGTCAGCTTCGTAGTCGCCACGAATCAGCTTGAGCGTGAGCAAGGCGGTGCTGCGGTCGGTGTAGAGGACGCCGCCGATATGGTCGAGGATGGCTTGCACGAAGTTCTGCAAGCTATCGCGCCGCGCCCACTTCAGGCACAGGCCGAAACGCTCGTCCCACAGGGTGTCAGCCACCTTCACGAACGACGCGACGTTCAACCGTGCAGCGCTAAGGCCACGGCCCCACTCGCGGTTCGTCAGGCACTCGAAGATCATGTGTGCCGGATTCATCGCGTGGATCTCGGCGCTGCTCGTCACCTCGTCAGGGCCGACAGGCCGTGTGAGGATGATGCGGCACTTTTCGGGATACCAGGTCGCGTCGTTCTGCCAGCCTTTGAGCGCGCGGCGCACCCGGAACTTCCAGGCCTTCGGGTACGGGTTCATCGCCGAAATGCGACCGTTGTAGAAGGCCGTGAA